CTCCAAACTAGTACACCAAGTCTCACAAAAGTAGAGAATATCGCAGCAGCGTCATCCTCATCTGGTAATACTTTGTCTTTTATTGTACCAAAGACTCCTTTCTTTGTCAAGTCTTCTTCTTTTTCCTTCGCCATACTAACTCACCTCCTGTGGTGTCTTCTTTTTACCAATATTATATTTGGACTCTAATGTCCATTCACCTTTATCTTTAAAGGATAAAACTTTTATCTGGTTAAGAGGTGCTAAGTCATCGGCTGATCCTATAATCTCTATCAAACCCCAATCGGAGAGTAGTTTAGATATACGATTACGTCTTTGCAGATCGTTGGATGTTATGTTAGTAGGCTTACCATCAAGAGCAAACAACTCTTTAAAATGTACTATGTAGTACTTCCCACGCTTATGTAGAATGTGACAAGACTGATAGAGCTTACGCTCCTTGCGAGACGCTACACCTATACGAGTCAATGTCTCTCTCACTTTGAGAAAGTCATCGGGTTCCTTAAGAGTAACTTCTAACATCATGTCTTGAGACCACGAGATCTCATCACTCATTGTCTTCCTCCAGTATCTAATTTAGATCGAATAACTTCAATTTGATCCTGAGTTAAAATTCTCATCGCTTGCTGAGCTTTCTCAGTGTTATAACCATAGTATCTTTTCACTAAGTCAAGGTCACAGTCTTTAGACTTCTTATCCCAAGGAGAAAATCTCTTAGATTTCCTAACACTATGTATAAAGTAGTGGTATTGAAGAACATTATCTAAATGTGAAGAAGCATTCATCTCATTAGCATGCATCACAGTGTCTATGAAGGAAGACAGACACTTGTTCACAACGAAAGCAGGGTATTTTTTCATTGCTCTCTCATCTTTAGAGAGATCTCCCTGCTTTAGATTGATACTGTTAAGGTAATCCTTTAGCGGATACTCATGCATAGATTGCTTCCAGTGGTGACTTGTTTATATCATAGTTACATACAAGTAACTCTTTCTTTAATTTATTATCTGGCCTATGCTTCATGCCATAGGTAATTTGAAACTCTTCTTGATGGAAGTTTTTATATGCTTCCTTGAGTTCGTCATCTACATTATACGTTACAAACCAATCATGTGTGCAACGTTCACATTCTGCAATGAATTCCTCATGCTTGAAACTCTTATGCAACTCTGCATTACTACCATATAGATAGGTACCAATCTTATAAGGTGGATCTAAGAATAGGAATACATCTGTACCAGGTGCTTGCATAACCTCAGAATAATCTAGGTTAGTGATCCTCCAGTTTTGAATTATACCTGAGATCTCCTTAAGATATGACGCACCACGGACAGTAAAGTTTTGTCTGGATGCAGTAGCACTGAAGGAACTATTCTCTGTTAGTCCTGAGTAAGAGCACTTGTTAAGTACCCAGAATAATACTGCTCTTTGGAAGTCATCATCCTCTTTCTTAATCTTATCCTTTGCATCTTTAAATAATTCCTTGGCCTTATCCTCGCTGCTATGATCTTCCTTAGTCTGAACTAGGATGTCAGATAATTCATCTCCTCTTTTCTGTAGTTGTACCCAGAAATTGTAGAGATATTCATACTTATCATTTACCCACACAGGTATGTCAGGATACCTCTGACTAAACAACAATGCAACACTACCACCACCTACAAAAGGTTCACGATACTCCTTACATTCAGGGAATCTTGGAATAAAATCCTTTGCTACCCTTGATTTACCACCTGGATAACGGAGTGGTGTTTTTCTAAACTTTTTCATAATAATTCTACCTCTAATTGTGGCATGTCCCATGGACCGACATTGACTTTGCCTGCTGGAAATGCATTAAAACTCATAGTCCATCGATCAAAGTTGTCAAGTTGTCTGTCTGAGTAGTGTCTCAACCACGCAGGGAATATGATTAATTTGCCTGGCTCTGGAGTGATGATCTCATTGATACCCCACTCATTTACCATAGCATTGTGTTGGAATACATCTAGTGTATCATATACTCTAGGTGTAACAGGGTCATCAAATGCAGTTGGTGCTCCTTCTGTAAGATAGTATACAGCACTTACATAAGACATGGGGTGTCTATGTAAGGGATGCCCCACACCAGATCCTGCTGGTGCATGATTAAACCATGACAGAGTTATCTTTAAGTAGTCACAGTATAACTGATACTCATTATGATACTCCTCTAAGCATGCATTAAACCAACCATGTAGTTTCTTAACATGCTCGTTGTCACACTTATGTAAATCAGGTCTACTAGTCAACACACCCTCTGGAAAGTTAGAAGGTTGTTGAGGATAAGTCTTAAAGAATTCTATAAGCTTATCATTCAAATCATCCTCAGGTTTATGATACTCCCTGATCTTGACTGGAAATAAATGTCTTTCTATGCCTGGATATGCTGTCATGAGTAATCACTTAGTCTTAATGGACCTAGGTCAGTCCAACCATCTACTGTAACTTTAGCCATTGATTGATCCCAACCACCAAAGTTAAGATTCCCTTGGGGGAATGTATTAAATGCAATAGAGAATCTATTACATGCATCAAAGTTAGGGTCAGTTGAATGAATCATATAACTAGGGAATACAAATAGTCCACCTGGTTGAGGTTGGATGTATTGTGTCGCATCAGTTATAGGACCACCATCTATATGAAACTGTGCCCATTCTCTCTTCTCTAAAGGATCAACAAATATAGTTGGTGCACCCTTAGTAAGATAGTATATACCACTCAACCATGACATAGGATGTCTATGAGGTGTGTGGTGATGACCAGTCTCTGCATCGGATCTATTAACCCAAGACTTATTGACTACTATTCTATCACAATTCCAGCCATTGTCCACATGCAAAGAATCTATGCACCTCTGAAACCATTCATGGAGGTCATAGAAATCTGGATTCTTATGTATGTCTAGACTAGTACCAACTCCACCGTCACCGTTGTAACATCTATAGTCTAAATGATTTACCTTCTCTAGTGTGCTTTCAGTCAGATCCTTCGGTGCTTTAAATGAGAAGCACCTAACAGGAAACATATTCACAGTAGAATAGTCTTGTCTCATCGGAACACATCCCATCCCAAATGTGTTAAACCTGCACTTCTAGTTGTTGGATAAACAGAAGCACTTGTCTTACACCTACCATCTGGATAAAAACATTCTGATTTATCAGCAATAATAATATTATTATCTCTCGCATCATGCACAACCAAGTAATCAAAACTACTCTCATCGTAATTATTATTACAAACAGTATCTCTCCTCTTAGATGCTCTAGTTCTTTTTAACTTAACGTTATTTTGATTATGATTCTTACCTACGGGATTAAATCTTTTAACTTGTATCTTTTTATTGTTTTTTTCTATCATAAAATCCCAACCTCTATCTAAGTCAGGTTCTATAAGTTGTAGGTCTTCAGAATCAGACCATTCATAAAACTTATAAGCAAAATAATGCTCACTAGCTCTACCTTTTATTCTGGACAGTTGTGTATTCTGCACTGAGTGTGTGCTAATTTCCCCTTTGTATTTGTTCTCAGTCATTATTAAATGGTTCAATAATAATACGATTATTCACATAGTCTGCTTTAAATTCTAACTCCAAGTCATGCTCCCACATGAGCTCTTCATACAGTGCATTGAGACGATCCATATCCTCCCACAGGTCATTGATATGACGACTATCCATAGTCACACCTCATCATTAACTCAGTTAAAAACGCAACCATATTTATCTCTTGATCGACAACAAACGAGGACTTATATTGATACTCTGAGATGATCAAAACTGCCTCTGGTATTGACTTAGGATTAAAATAATTATATAGGTTGTCGTAGACCTTCCTCATTATAACCTGAGGTTCCTGATCCATATTCTGAGAGACCCACTTCTTCATGTTAGTAAACTCCTTCTTACGAAGATAACCTACCAACTTCTCAATACTAAACTCATTACTAGAAGTTAATATACCTGTATCAATCTGTCCACAAGAAGAGTATCTCTGTAATTCATTAAGAGTCCTACGAAAATCAGGGAAGTATTTGGTTACTACCTCTGCTACTACCTTAGGCTCATACTTAATTGATTCCTTATCAAGAATAACTCTAACCTTCTCGAAGAATGCTGCTGCTAACTTCTGTTTATTCTTACTGATATTAAAGTCTACTACGGAGCACCTACTATGCAATGGTGCTATGATTTTATTTTTATAATTACACGTGAATATGAACCTACAATTCTTCTGGAATTCCTCAATCGAGGCTCTGAGGAGAAGTTGTACATCAGCAGTAGTATTGTCTGCTTCATCAACAATGATAACTTTGTGACGACTGCTAGATGTAAGAGAAACAGTACTAGCAAAGGTCTTTGCCTGATTGCGTACAGTGTCCAGGAATCTACCTTCATCAGACCCATTAATGACATAAGAATCAACTCCCAACTCATCACACAATGCCTTAGCAACTGTGGTTTTACCTACACCCGCAGACCCAGAGAGCAAGAGGTTTGGTATCTCCCCTTGCTCTAAGAATCCTTTGAATATAGTTTTAGTATCCTCAGGTAAGATACATTCTTCAATAGTATGGGGTCGATACTTTTCTACCCATAAGAACATTAGTTAGGCTCCAATGCAATGAAGTAATTCAAATCGCTATGTGTGATAGATGTGAAACATGCAATGTTCTTTTTACTCAAAGAGATATGATACGTTGCATCAATCAACTTAAGATTCTCTACTTTAAAGCAGTAGCAGAAGTCAGGATTAGCACCACCACCTCTCTCCTTACCTAAAGGATCTTGGAAGATAACCTTCTTCAATGGTAATGAGAATACATTAGAAGTAGTATTCTTCTTATCCCTTACACATATACTATACTCACCTTTATAACCATTAACACATAGATCCTCTACACCATACACCTTCGCTGCTTGTAGTAACTGAGTAAGATCAACCTGAGGTAGATCAAACATGACTTCAATCTCAGGGATGTCAGGGTTGAACTCAGGTGGTGTTACAATAACACTAGGGTCACTGTAATAGAATGTTGTCTTACCCTTTGTATTCTCATCATAGATGACAACTTTCTTATCATCAGGGAAGAATAACCAAGGATCCTTAAACAATGACAATGCACCTAAGAATAATGGTAGATCATAGATCGCCATCTGCTCAGGAATATACTCCCTAATAGCAGACTGTGCAATTATATTCTTATTGACTGACATAGTTTCTAGAAACTTGCCTGGTCTAATAATAAGTGACTTGTTGATTGTACTAAAATTACGAAGCACATCAACTGTATACTTACTTAGTTGAATATTCTTCTTCCAATCCTTTACTGGAGCTTCTTCAGTCGCTGTATATTGAGTGACTGGTTTAGCAGGTGCGTTAGTCATAGTCTATAAATTCTGCTGGTGTAGGGACATTTTCTGGTTTATCATCAGGATACGACGTGCCTGAGAAATAATATAATAGTATAGCATAGTGAATGATTTTTAGCACATCATCCTTATGTTTACCTTTCTTTCTATATCTAGAGGCATACTTAATAATATTGGACTGACAGAAGTGCTCTGCTGTCCCGATTGCCTCAAGGAGATCCAATGTTTGGACCCCCTTCTCTTCGTTACTGTAGTGTGACCGATAGGTTTGCGAGATATAATCTTGAACTACCTTGATGGTCTCATCTTCTTTGTATTTCATACTGTCATAGTATCAGCTAGCAAGGATGTTGTCAAGTTCTGATATGTCAACCTCGTTGTCAATCTTATCATACAATTCTAGGAAGGACTGCTTTGTCTCGTCATCGAAACGATTCAAGCATACCTGAATTGCCTTGACCCTATCAGAGAATATAGCATATGCTCTGATGATGTGCACTAACCTACGTGTTGAGATAACTTCATCAACACCACCGTCCTTAAATGTCTTACGAATAATTTCGGCCCATGTAGTTAGGTTAGCAATGTACTTATCATCACAGCAGTCTAACTCTTTACAATAGTTATTGAGCATTCTGATCTCTGTCTTAGCAGAAGGATATTCTTGCTCAAAAGTGAGTGGGAAACGCTCTAAAAATGCCTCATTTAGCACGTTGGTACCAATGAATCTACCATCTTCAGACCCCTTACCCTTAGTGTTAGCAGTTGCAACCACTGTGAATCCCTCAGCAGGTTTAACAAACTTACCAACCTTCTTTAAGTATACACCATTACCCTCAAGGATCGACTGTAAGCAAAGAATCTTATTGGAAGCAAGGTCGATTTCGTCAAGTAAGAGTACTGATCCACGCTGAAGTGCTTCGATGACAGGTCCATTATGCCAAACTGTATTCCCATCCACAAGCCTAAAGCCACCAATAAGATCGTCTTCATCAGTTTCTACAGTAATGTTTACTCGGATAAGATCCCTCTTTGCCTGAGCACAGGCTTGCTCTACACCAAAGGTTTTACCGTTACCAGATAGACCAGTGATGAAGATAGGATAAAAGATCTTAGATGTTATAACCTTCTTAAGGTCATTGAAGTTACCGAATGGTACGAAGTGACTATCTTTACTAGGTACCAAGTCCTTACCTTCTAGGTAAGCAGGATCAAATGAATCCACAATCTGTGTCTTTGCTTGTGAGTATGCTTTCTCTAACTGCTGCTTTGTTTCTGCCACTGTTAGATCCCATACACCTCTCTTTACTTTATACTGTGACAAATATTTTGATACTGTCTGGTATGCTAGGTTAAAACGCTGACACGCATCTTCTAACTCAGGTGTCTTAACGTTTACTCCGTATTTTCCTACAAGGTAGTCACGAAGGTCATTTGTTGTTACTGTTAATTTTACAGGCATTTGGGTCATTTGTTTCTATATGATTATTATAACCCTAAATCAAGGGGTTGTGTAGGTAACCATGACGGTTTGTTTTCTGGCACACGCTTGTAATCATTTAAGATCCAAGGCTTAGTTGCAAGGTACATTTGATATGCAGTAACAGTATCGATACTGTCATCGTACTTTAATGCATCAGGCATTGCTCTAACAAATGGAGTGTGATGCTCTGGACATCCATTCTCCATCTGTGTTAATGCTGCCATTCTAATACTTCTTTCACATGCATGTTTCTTACCATAACGTGATGTGTATTCATTACATAAAGATATCCCATGCTGAAATAACCACTGTAGATTATCAGCAGACTCTGCTGCCCACTTAGTGCATGGATGATTTCTAAATGCACCCTTAGTAGTATTGTATGGTTGATTATCTGCCTTCAATACAGGACCAACATTCCAGTGCCACCTAGAAAAGACCAACGCAATGATTTGCGTGGTCTCAACAGGCATCTTAACAATGTATTTGTCTGGTAGTTGGAATGCTGCTAGTGCTGGTTCCTCATCTACTGCGAATATATTCATGCTATTTGATCAATGAATGCAGATAGGATCTTCTTGTTGTTTGACTTACCCTTAAGAGACTTGGTGAATGCTCTCTTGATATCTGCCTTTGAATCGGACTTAGGTTCAAACTCAGTGTCTATATTTAGATGCTTATTAGATAAAAAATAGAGTCCTTGATACCCTTCGATAGGTGCAGAGCAAGACTTATTCTTAGTCCAATCCTTTTTAACATCTTTAATCTGTCTCTCAGTTAACTCAGGTGCATAATCAACGAATCTATTGACCTCACGATTAGTGCAGATACGGAATCCTAAGAAGTTACACTGAGGATAACGACCCTTAAGATACTGTAGGATCTGTTTAGTGACACTATGTTGTGGTCTCATACTGTCAAACTTATATGTCCTACCATTCCTTCTATCTCTGAAGGATGTATTGTATCTAATACCAGTCCTATGTATTCTATCCTCACCTCTCCACTCACTCTCCATCCATATGCCAGAGTGTTGTGCATCACCATCAGTTAGTATAACACAGTGTGTCTTCTCAACTCCATTCTTCTTCTGGAAATCAGGTATAAGAGACTGAAGACATACTAATGCTTCATTTAATGGAGTGCCACCAAGATTCAAATGACTTGGGATAGCATGAGGGATAGACTGATCAATCTCATGATACTGGTAGTAACTTCTAGTGTAACCATAACGAGTATTAAACATCAAAGTTATTCTGAATAACTCCTTAGCATACAGATCAAACGTTGCATTGTTAAGTTTGCTGCTAAGGAAATTCAATAAGAAGAATTCACATGGGACATGGAATGTATTGATACGTCCAGTCCAATTATGTCTATCTGATTCCTCTGGTATGTAAGTGCCATCTTGGACAAATGCATATACTTCAAATGGAATACCTGCTTTACGGCAGAAGAAACATAGTGAAAGCAATTGCTTATATGTGTCATGGATAATGTCTGCCATTGATCCAGACCAGTCTAATAGGAAGACTAACCCATGATTCTTACCGTCAGGTCTGACTGTTATCTTCTTAAAGATGTCCTCATTCCACTTATATGTGTGAAGTTTTGCCATGTCAAGAGCACCAGTGCGAGCAACTTGCTCTCTAGCATATGATGCAGCAGACTTCTTCATCTCAAACTCTTTAGTGAGATAGTTTACTTCCTGACTACACTTACGTTTGAAGATTCTATACTCAGAGTCACATTTCTCCCAGTTTAAACCCTGATAGTAATCATACTCTGTATTTGTATACTGATCTTGACCCCAAAACTCTTGTGATAACTCATGTATCTTATGTGGACTCACTATATGGTGAGAAAGATCCACGTCATCAATCTCAATGTAATGCGTCTGGTCTCCCTGATAGTCCGATGCAAGTTTCTTGAGATTATCTGAGAGGGACTTATCTGTCTGAGCCTCAAGGTCACCTGCTTCAGTGCCACCTTGCTTAATCGATTCACCCTCGGTTGAATCTGACTTCTGCTCAGTCTTTTCAGGTTTGCTATCAGGTTTGCCATCTGTCTCTCCATCTTCACCATCTGGTGCGTCTCCCACCGAGTCGCCTGAAGATCCATCAATGTTAAGGTCTGACTTATCCTCTTCCCCAGATAGAGATTCCAGTTTCTCCTTCTCTTTTTGACCTTTTTCATATTCAAAAATTGCTCTTGCAGCATTCAATGCCTCCTCGAATGTTTCTGCTGCCCCTACAGCGTCTCTAAGGGGTGTCTCAGCAGCATTAAATGGTATCATTTCATATGATCCAATCTTATAGTGTAGATTGATTCTATCAATGAGATTCATATACTCAATCTCTATGTTTTGAATCTGGAAAAAGTCACCTGCATTCAACTGTTGGTAACCTTGGAAGAAATCTTTAGCAAGACCAGGAAACTTACGCTTCATTAGTTTCTCAATCCTTGCATCCTCTGTCACATTTACATAAGACTTAGGACAATCTAGTGTCTTCCACTCCTCATCTGGTGTAAAGAGTGCATGTCCTACCTCATGTCCTACTAATAGGTTATATACTCTCTCCGAAACATCCCATATAGGTAAGACCAAGACTCTCTTATCAACATCAAAGGATGCTGTCTCCACTACCTTATGTTCTACTATAAGATTCTCTGTTGCGAGTAGTTTTGCAAGTGTGCCTTTGATTTCTTGTTGCTGTAGCATTGATCCTTTCGTGTATATGTACAGTATAAGACCCCCTTGGGTGCTTTGGGGGTCCGAGTAGACACTTCTTTAAGTGTCTTCGCCTCTCACGTGCAGACCGCAGTGCTTGCGGTTTGAGATGGCGTTTAGCATCCTTCTTACTATGATGCTGCCAGTTTGGAAAAATCATTTACCTTCTCAAACTTAAGGGTTTTCTCAAATTTATCAAGAAGTAGCTCTCCTTTGTGAGAAATGACAAATAAATTAACATTCTCACCCAATCCCCTTAGAATCTTCAGTAATTCATCTGTACTAGAGTCATCCAGTGAAGAATCAAAGACCTCATCCAGTATAAGAAGGTTAGTAGCAGCAGAATTCTTGAGTCTTGCTATCTCTCTCCATGTAAAGAGGAGTGCTAGGTCAATTTTCTGCTTCTCACCCTCTGAGAATGAGGCATAAGAGAATTCATCTCGGAATCTACTCTTAATTACTTCATTGAACTCATCGTCAAGTGTAAAGTTAACGAAGAAGTCCATCGATTGCAAATATTTATTAATCTTCTGGTTGATTATAGGTATGAATTTACTAATGATCTTACTTTTAATACCAGAATCCTTCAATAAGGTACCAACCAACGTTAAATTGTCGTAGTTCTTGTTCTCTTCAGCACAGTCACTTTCAGTGGCCGAAAGTAAGGACTGATACTTCTCTAACTGGTCTCTCTCAAGATCAATATCAGGTGCCTCTTGGTTTACTTCCTTCATTAACTTCTTTAATTCTTTTTGGAGGGCACTAATCCTTGCATTTGCCTTGTTTATACCCTGTGCATACCCTTGTAACTCCTTAATCTGTTTATTACCTCTGTTAAGTGAGTCAGTAATTATATTAAGTCCTTCTAAAAATCTCTTCTGTCTCCCTTGTGCTCCATCAATCAACTCAGTCTTGTCCATTAACACTTGATTACAGGTAGGACAGTTATCATTCTCCCAATAAAACTTTAGATCCTTATCAGCCTTCTCTAAGTTGTGCTGTATCTTGATCCTCATCTCCTTCATCTCATCATACTTTGCTTGTATGTCTTGCATTCGATCAATCTTCTTAGTCAACTCACTAATCTCATCTTGACTCTCATCCATCTCAGTATGGATCTCTGCCATACGATCTTCCATCTTAGTCTTATGGTCACTGCTAAGTTTCTCTAGGGTAGTAATAGATCTTTCTTGCATTTCTACCTGTTGAGTAGCAAGTTTCAACTCATGCTCACAATTTTTAATTATCTCTCTTGCATCTTTAAGTCTATCCTTCAACAGATTATTCATTCTTGAGAAGATCTGGATGTCCAATAGATCTTCGATAACTTCTCTCCTGACAGGAGCGTTGAGTTGCATGAAGGGGACAAATGTGGATGAACCAAGTATGACAACTTGGGTAAAACTTTTGTAGTTGAACTTGAGGATAGATTGTTCCAGGTATTTCTGGGTGTCTTTGGAAGCTGCCTCTTGATCCAAGAGAGTACCGTTTCTATAGATTTCAAATACATTTGGTTTAGCACCTCTGATTACCTTATAATTGATACTTCCTATAGAGAATTCTATCTCAACAGTAGTATCTCTTTCATTTATACTATTGACTAACTGTAACTTACTAATCTTACGGAAAGGTTTGTTGAACAATACAAAGCACAGAGCATCTAACATAGTAGATTTCCCTGCACCATTAGCACCTATCACTAAGTGGGATTGAGCATCAGTTATATTCACTTCTGTGAAAGAGTTTCCTGTAGAAAGGAAATTCTTCCAACGAATCTTATCAAATACGATCATTCTTTGCCGTCTTGTGGTGGTGGGATAACGAATTCATCAGGTCCAATGAAAGAAAAAGCATACCCATGCATGGTGCAATTCTCTTTAACCTGATCCTCCTCTATCTCCTGCACTGTTAACTTCCGTGGATAGTCATCAGCTAGTAGCATATCATAATAACGTGTTGCATCATCTTTGTCAACAAAGATTTGCACAACTCTTTCAGTATGGTTATCATCCCTTACGGCATATACACCACCAGTCTTCTTGTCTAGTAGGACAAACATTAAGATTCTACTGCCTCCATGTATAAGGACTTAAGTATTGGAAATATATCATCTTTATTATCAAACTCCGAAACACAATGCTCTAGTATTGTTAGTGTGTCTTCAACCTCAACATCAGTCTCCACATTATCTAAGTCATATGTAACATCTTCAATGATCTTTAGGTCTGCTACATCAACTGCCTGTAATCTCCTGACAACTTGATCAAATTTAACCTGATCATTCTTCTCTTCAACAATTAGTTTAACATATGTGCCTTCTAATTTCTTAAGAGACATCGGTGTTAGGTTGATATCATCTTTATAGAATATTTTATTGAAAGTATGGTATGGATTCTTATAGAATTTAAGTTTTCTTGTAGAAGTATTTAGGATATGAAACCCACGATCATGATTGTAATCATTCCAATACAATTGACATGGATTACCTAGGTAATGGATGTTAGATTTATGACTTCTACAATGGAAATGACCAGAGCATACCATTTTAAACTTAGATAATACTGTTGGATCATCACCATGACGCATGGTAACACCTGGAATTGGATCAAATCCATTCAATTCAAAGTGTCCCATACAATATTCAGCATCAGTGTCTGCTATTGCTTCAAAACATGCTTCCCTATTCTCCTCACAGATCCAAGGGATGAGACACATTTTTACCCCACCGATAAGCCTCTCACCTGGACAATAAATGATCTCAATATTATTAAACTCCCCAAGAAGAAGCTCAGGAGAATTAACCCTGAGAGTATTTTTGTAATAGATGTCATGGTTACCTAGCAACATGGTCATTTTAATACCTCTGTCCTCCAGAGGTCGAAACCACATGTCTTTTGCGGCTTCTAAAGAGGAGAAGTTAACACCCTTTCTCCTATCAAATGTATCACCTAAGCATAATATCTCTGTAATACCTTCCTTATCAATGGTTGGTAGTACCTTCTCAGTATAAAACTTTCTATATCTATTAACATAATGCTGATTATCGTTACGCACCCCAAAATGTTGGTCTGTTATTAACAATACCTTATTCATTACCAAACACCTCTAAAGTTTATACTGATCGCAATTCTTTTATTCTTAGTAGGACTAGTGCGATGACGCATCCAACCAGGAAATAGGAAGAAATCACCTGTTTTTGATGGGATACTCTCAGACATTAACATATCCCCTTGCTCACCTGCAAGAGGTGTCATCTTATGAATATAATCTAATGGATTAATAAACTCAAGATCAGCACCTTCTGCCTTCTCAACATAAAAAACAGACGCTACGTGCGTCTGCCTGTGTCCATCACAGTGTCCATGCTCTTGTGTCCTGTCACCGACACTATGTTGATTAGCCCAACATGACTCCACCTCTAAGGTAGCAGGGACGTAACGTAATACTTCCCAATATTCATGCACTCTAGGCATAAGAGCATCAACCAGAGATGAAACCTCTGGATATTGATGTAAATCTAAACCTAACTGACCAGTAGAAAGACCTGTCTCACCAGCCCAAACACCTCTATCACACTGTTGAAATAGATTGTCTAGTCTGTTGCGAAGATTGTCTAAAGGAAGATCTAATTTACCATGATGTATTGGTATCGCAAATAGATCCATCAATTCCTCATACTTGTCTCAATTCTACCCTTAATGCTATTCATTTCAGAGTGATCATCATTATTATCTGAATGGAATACTTGCTCATACCCACTCTTTTCAATTAACTTATCACGTATATCCATCTGTCTCTTCTCTTTTGCTATCCTTCTTAAGAAAGCGTAATATATTATCTGTGTGAAGTATGCGAATGGATTCTTACTCTTCTCTGGATTAAAATTATCGATATACTGAACACAATTCTCCACTCCATCGGATATCATGTCCTCCTTAAACATATAGTTAATGAAGTTTGGTCTATATGATAAGTGCGTTGCTATTTTTAAAAAACATTCAGCAAGATAATGACTGATTCGAGGTTTCTCTTCATCATTTCTCTTAGCAGATTCAACTGCAAGGCGATACTTGGTGATCTCCTCTAAAAATTTTTTATTGTCAACGTAGTGTTGTTTCTGCTTGCGAGCCATTCTAGTTGCCATATGATTATCTCACCTTTGATCATTATATAAGTTTACACGATTACTGTCAAGAGTTAGTACGTTTCCAGAAGTCTTCTAGCTTACTTCTAAAGTCAGATACCTTGCCAACTAGTCCCATATTAGTATTCATTTTAACTTCAACATCTGTCTTTTTTGTTTTACATTCTTTCCGCACCCACATTTTATACATTAGGATACTATCCATAGACATAGGTGCCACAGTAACAACATCATCCTCATTAACCATATAGAAATCTTCATCAGAAAACATCATCCATTTGAGTAGACCAACTGCCATACCCATCTGCCCATCCTTCTCTACTTGATGCATGTTAGGAGTAGCAGGTTCCTGTATATAAAATACAGTCTTATCTGGATTATCATCTTCTTGAGTAGCAATCATTGTACCTAATAGAGTGTCACCAGTTTTTAACTTGATAACTCCATAGAATTCTTGCTCATGTCTAATATATTGGATAGTCATTTCTTAAAATTGACTTTGGTTATATCATAATCAAAGGACTCTTCATCGTAAATTTTCATTCTTTCAGCTAGGTGTCGAAGAGTATAATTATATTGAGAATTTTTAGAGCAGTCATCAGCAATATCATACAACACTGCCTGTGCTTTATTTTCTCCCTTCCTCAGAACCCGTCCAATGGACTGTAGATTTCTAACCCTAGACTTACTAGGACTAGCAAAGATAACATTGTGGAGATTACGAATGTTAATACCTGTTGAAAAGGTTCCATATGATGCTAATATTATAGCATCTTTTTGAGTTTCGCAAATCTTGCGAGCCTCTTCCCTCTCTACAGCATCAACCCCTCCATGTATAAAAAAGACCTTACGGTCCTTATTTACTTTACTATTTAGCAATTCCCATAGAGGTTCTCCGTGTTTCTCTATGTAATTATAGAGAATGAGGGTGTTACCTTCCAGATCTAGTGCTAAATTACAGATGAAATTACTACGCTTGGTGTGCATACATAAGTATTCCATCTCCTGTTGGTAGTAATCAAAGGGTACCCATCCATGTTGTAGTAGTAATATCCGTACCTTAAGGGGAGTAAGATGTCCCTTCTTCATTAAATCTGCTGTGTTGGTTACCCTATCACACTTACCAAACAATCCTTCAAGGACTAACTGGTGTGATTCTAAACCATCTAAGGTACCAGTTAACCCAATCTTATACTTCGCATCATAGCACTTCGTAAGGATACCAGTGAGTGATTTAGCTTTATACAGGTGTGCTTCATCCCCGATAACGACATCAAAACGTTCAAAAAACTGACGGGGTTCTTTATAAATGCTTTGCCAAGTACTAATAACGACTCTATTATCGACATACTTTTCTTCTCCTGCACTAATTCTATGAACTTCCCTGACATTCCAACCATACTCTATAAAATCCTTATACAACTGTTCTACAAGAGAGACAGTAGGGACAATGATTAATATCTCCCTCTTATTAAGTAGGTGCCAACGCACCAATGCATATATTATTAACGATTTTCCCGAGCCCGTGGGGGATAATAAAAGCTTGCGACGAAATTTAATCGCAGTATAAATTCCTTTAAGCTGGTAATCTCTGACTTTGAAGGGGAGCCTAAGAGCACGAACAAAAGCCGCTGTGCCTTCAGGTGTGACATACTCTTCTACCTCATTAGGTCTACCGTAATATTTATCTTCTAATACGTCGTAATGATATCCCTTCTGCTCTAGGTAATCAGTAAGGTAATCATATAGTCCACAGTATATCTCACCAGTACCAGGTGAATATAATCTTATCTTACCGTCCCAGTATCTTCGTTTGACTGCTGGCATAAACTTAGCACCAGGCACTTCAAACTGAAAATGCTCACTTAATTCTTTATGAAGGTGGGGTTCTGCCTCCACCTTCAGGAAGACTTCGTTCTTCTTTATGATGGTGGTCATCTAATCCCATAATACTTTACAATTTCAATAGTGTTCTTAATGTCAAATCCTCTATTGTGGATCTGTTTAAGTATCCTATCAATAGAATTTATACAAGTTTCTAGGTAGTCTTTTTTCTGCTTGGCTCGGCATACATCATCATCACTATCGATGAACATGTCAAGATCACCCTTCAATACCTTAAGATCAAAGGGTTTCTCTGCATATACTGAGGCAGGTGCCTTACCATTGTAATATAACCACTTCTCTTTATACAGTTTCTTATACTTAGTCTCTGCATCAGAGAGCATAAGTTTAAATTCATTGTATAATTGCAAGTATTTTGCATGGAGTCTTGGGGTTTCCATACTATCGTTGGCAAGCAACTCTGGTAAATCCCTGTGATCAAAGAACTTCTCTGCGTCCTTTGCCCACATCTCCTCAATTTTATCAAGATTCATTCAAGTTGTGTATTACGTGTTGATTCTTCTTTCTTACGGATCTGATAAGCAAGGTATCTAAATGATACTGTTGCCATAGCATACTCTGTGCCATCTACTGTAGCATTAAACTCCAAAGCATTCAACCCAATGGGTATTAAATCTTCAAATACAACGTCAAAATTATGTTGGAAATTACTATTGAGTACCATTAATGTGGCATCAGCATAGAGATCATTGTTACCAAACAACTGCTGCATCTTAATAACAAAATCTTTTCTCTCAGTAGTACTATCAGGAGTACCTAGTGCACGGATCCAGTTGTGTAGTATCAAATAGTTTTCTAGGTTTTCATCTACAAGAAATGACAAAGTTAATGGGTCATACTCAATGAAACCTTCTAATGGTAGTGATCTAAATGGTGTAGACTGCTGCTGAATACTAAGATTCATGCTAGGTATGTTAGCAGTCTGACAGAAGTAAGATACCTTTGGATATTTGGCAAGAGCAAACTTAAATCCTATGGGTGATAGGAAGTTTCTATTCTCGATCTGCTTGTTCCAACTTGAAGTCATTGTACTGTTCTCTCCCAGATACCTCTGGCATGTGCATTATGCTCTATTAATTTTTGAGCCCAAATCCTATCTTCTAAACTGACTTCCCTGTTAAGACGAGTCTTACAGGCAATAATAGACAGTCTAAGCCTATAGTCCTTGCTTAACATATTTATATCCGTGGTATATATGACTTATACTTTTCGATGTTTGGTATGATATCGTTTTCTATTCTCTGTGTTAAATCATCTATAACATTTACGTCTAGTCCCATGAATGGTGGAATGATTCCTAAGATTCTTAGAAGTCCATCTAAGAATAGTGCTAGGCATGTAAAGCCTAGGATCATACTAATAATTGTTGCATCTCTATTGTGCTTTCTCATTGATTCTTCATCAATGGCACGAGCCTCCGCTAAAGCATCAGCAATCATCTTATCTACTTCTGCCTTAGTATAAAAATTTCCTAGTATGGGTATATCATGTTTATCCATTAACCTCCTATTGCCAATACTCGTCGAGTCTTTCAAGGACATTCGTCAAAATCCTCTGTGCGGCTCCACGTTGTCGGTCATCCCATTCGGGATACCATTGTTTACTGTCGAGACCTGTTTTCATTCTCATAATATAAGCGGTCATCGCTACTTTGTCAAGTCTACCATTCATGTGCTACAAGTCACTACCTGTATTTAACAAAAAAAGAGACCCCGAAGGGTCTCTTGTGTGTTGATATCGGTATCGATATTACATTAGGTTTGTTACCTTAACACGTCTGTAATAACGGTTAGCGTTAGCAGTA